GGAAATTATTAGATATGACACAAAATGTCTCTGGATACTGGAAATGCAAATAGATACAGAACATTTACACCATTGGATGCAAGCCATCCGTCAAAGTCCGGATCCCATGCGGACTATGGATGCATTTTGGAGTGGACAACTTAAAAGCAAAGAATGGTTGATTGATGCATTGGAAATAGCAGTACATCCAAAAGTTGATTGCGTACTGCCTAAACCGTTTTCTATTGATATTCATGGCGGGTGGGTCGGAGTTCTAGCTAGTATGTTATTTCAGAGTAGAATTCCTGTAGCAAACATTCGTAGTATTGATATTGATCCTACCTGCGAACCCGTTGCTACTATGATGAATAAGAACGAAGAAATTGCAGATAGATTTCGTGCGGTAACATCTGATATGTGTGAAATAAGATGTGATGCCGATATTGTAATCAATACTAGTTGCGAACATATCACCCAGGATCAATACGACTTATGGTTGAGTGGAATGCCTCATAACACCTTGTTTGTGCTGCAAAGTAATAACTATAAGATTCCAGAACACGTTCGTATCGCAGATACCTTAGAAGAATTCAAGTCTCAATGCAACATTGACACAATATGGTCGGGCGAACTAACATTGCCGTTATATACCCGTTGGATGGTTATTGGTCGTAAGACTAACTTCATCTGTAAGTCCTAGCGTAATATTTTTTTAAATTGTTAAGGCTGATGGTCATATGTGTGCCAAGGTAACTCATGTGTAATGCCCGTATCGGCATCCACAGAAGTATAAATTACTGCGGTAGGTATCAATACTTTTATCTTATCTACTAGTAATTTTTGTCTATATTTTCTATATTCTAAATTAGCAAAAAAAGCCGTTCCTTCATAGGCAAATATATTCGACAAGTTAATAAATGTATCACTTACATTTGTATCTAGTAAACTTTCTATATCAATATCATTATGTAGTAAATCTAGTTTAACAAATTTATAATTTATATTCTTGCCAGTAGGTACACGTTGTTGCCAATAATCTAATGCTTTTTGATTATAATCATACACCACTACTTTTTCAATATCTGTGCTAACGTGTTTCCATCCTAGTCCACTAGCAGGAACAAATACCTGTCGTATACCGGGTAATGTGGGCAAATTAGTATCGGTACTCTCAGCATGTACGAACTCATACTCGCAATAGGCCTGTCGTTGATATGCCCACGAAATATGTTTATAAAATTCTATAGGATTTTCTGGATAGAAATGTTTCTTATGCTGCCTTACATCCTCTGAAAATACTCCAATCGATAGTTGTTTTGATAACGCATAACTTAGTATGTTCCAACCATGCAGTTTATGATTATATTTTTTTTGATTCGATCCATGACTGACCCACGTGGGTGTGTAGTTGTCATGAAAATTATCGGAGCTACGTATTGGTTCAATTTGAGTATGTATATTACCTAGTTGTTGTTGTCCAATTTTAGGATAGCCTAATTTTTTATAAATTTCTAGATTGATAACATAGCATTGATGATGTAATTCATAATATGCATCGCCTCGATCTAATATATGACCTGTTATAAAAATGTTTTCAGAAACAACATTTTTGACTGCATCAAAAAAATTATCGCCATTGATAAATTCAGTTCCGGTACTAAACACAACTGCATAATTGTAATCCAAATTACTAACTTGTCTCAATACTCTATCTTCCGATGTAGATGCATACACCTGGTATCCTTTTGATATTATGTTAGTAACAGTATAATCAGCCTGATTTTTCATCAGGCTTTTAATCCAATCTGATGAATAGGTATGAGTGTTGTCGATAATGCAGTAGGCGATTTTCATTATATGTAAATATATGGTAATATTTAACCACCTTATACCTATGTACAAATATAATGAGATTCGTCAAGTACACATAGAGATATCAACTCTATGCCAAGCATCGTGCCCGATGTGTGCCAGGAATAATCATGGTGGGTTGCCTAATCCAAACTTGATAGAACGAAATATGGATTTAGAGTTTTATAAAAACACTATGGTTCCCAGTTTGCTAGCACAATTGGGCAGTATCTCTATGTGTGGCAATTTTGGTGATCCAATTATGAACAATGATTTGATTCCCATAATTAGATATACCGTAGAACAAAATCCTAACGTTGATATACACATACATACCAACGCCAGTGCTAGAACGGTCAAGTGGTGGAAAGAACTAGCCCAAACATTGCCAAAGAATCATCTAGTTTTATTTGGGATCGACGGCCTTGCAGATACGCATAGCATGTATCGTATAGGCACAGACTTCGATATGATCATACGTAATGCCCGAGCATTTATAGAGGCTGGCGGAAGAGCACGTTGGAACTTTATTACCTTCCAGCATAACGAACATCAATTAGAACAATGTCGTGAATTGGCTAAAGAATTAGGGTTTGAAAGTTTCCATGAAAAACAAACAAGTAGATTTATTGGCAGCAAAGAATTTAAAGTTTTTAATAGAGATGGTAATGTAACACATACTTTGTTACCTCCCGGTGAACAAAAGATTGCGTTTATTGATCGTAAGACTGTTGAGAACTATCGAGAAGTAATTAAGACCGCAACAATTAGTTGTCAGATAGAAGATGAACGTAGTATATATGTAGATGCACAAGGGCACCTATGGCCTTGTTGTTTTTTAGCCAGTGTTCCATACCAATATGCAACACCCGATAAATTGGTGTATAATTTTATGAATGATAGTACTACTTCGTTGTTAGAAGCAATCAAAGCATTTGGTGGTATAGACGGATTAGATTTAAGAACACACACTATAGAAGAAATTGTTGACAGCCACGCATGGCAAACTATGTGGAACGAACGATTTGAAGATAAGTCTATATTGATGTGTGCTAGGGTATGTGGTAAATTTCCAGAAGTGGAAGTTAGCCAGTGCAGAGATCAATTTTTAGAACTTAGAGAGTTTAATGAATAAAGCATTTTGGTTACAGCCCGAGCACACACGTATCGGCCAAGGGCAACAGATGATAAAAGAAAAAACAGGTAGCCATAGTTTCTGTGCGCTACCGTGGATACATATTGCTACTCGCCCGAACGGTGATGCTAGATTGTGTTGTGTAACTAATGCTAGCGGAGCAGCCACGGGCGATCATGAGGTAGGACTGGTTAAAAAAGAAGATGGAAAACCTGCAAACTTTGGCCGCGAAACTCCCCTAGAAGCATTTAATAATCAGTATATGCGTAGTGTACGATTGACTATGCTAGAAGGCAAGATACCTGCGAGTTGCACAAAATGTTTTGAAGAAGAATCTAACGGAGTCGTAAGCAAACGCTTATGGGAAATGTATGAATGGAATCGCGATGGCCTTGATGTTTCTCAACTTATTAGGGATACCGATGTTAATGGTAGCGTACCACCTGTAATTAGATATTTAGATTTAAGATTAGGACATACGTGTAATTTAAAATGTGTTATGTGTAGTCCGCATGACAGTAGTAGATGGTTACAAGACTATGATAAACTAGTGGCTAAAACACGTAGTCCTATAGTCATTAAACAAGTTGGATTTGACAAAGAAGAATTTAATAATACCTGGTACGAAAAGCCTGAGTTCTGGAACGATGTCTTTGAACAGATCCCTAACATAACTCAACTGTATTTTGCAGGCGGCGAGCCGTTGATGATTAAAGAGCATCGTAGATTTTTAGATGAAATTATTCGTCGAGGGTATGCTAAAAATATCAGCCTTCGCTACAACAGCAATGGTATATTTGTTAATGAAGATATCATAGCAGTATGGGAGCACTTCAAACAAGTGCGCTATGCATTTAGTATAGACGCTACTTTGGATCGTAACAACTATATTCGTTATCCGACAGACTGGTCCAATATCGAACGTAGCCTATGGTTGATGGATAATACTTCTGATAACATACATTGCGCTATTGCGTGTGCTGTCCAAGTGTTTAACATAAAACATATTATAGATTTTGCCAAGTGGAAGTTATCACAAGGATTTAAGAAGATTAATAAATTTGCACTTGATGAATATGAAACCGGCGGCGGGATCATTAATCTACACCTATTGTACATTCCCACATTCCTTAGTGCCAGGATTTTACCACAAGCAGATAAAGATGAAATTGCACAACAGTTTGCAGATTTTAAACAATGGTTGTGGGACCACTACAGACAAGACGATAATTTCTGGAAAGACAACCCTTACGGTTGGAAACGCTGGGAAGGAATCTTAAAATTTATTCAAGCAGAAGATCACACAAACTTATTGCCGGACTTTAAGGAATATGTAAACAACTTAGATGCTATCCGTAATCTCGATGCAAAAGCAGTATTTCCCGAACTGGAGCATTTATTATGATACCTATTAAGATTATTTCTACACAAGAATCTTCTACATTACAAATTAGATTTTGGCCTACTGATATTTGTAATTTTAACTGTAGTTATTGCTTCCCTGGATCGCATGATGCAAAGTTTAGATTTCCAAAAAATGTTAATACGGTAATTAAAAATTTTAGAATATTGTTTGATCTTTATACAGCAAAATTAGGAAAGACTAAATTCCATTTGATCATTGTAGGAGGAGGCGAACCTACATTATGGCCTCACATCGAACAGTTCTGTAAAGAAATTAAAGAACAACACAATGTGTTTACTACAATAATTACTAATGGCAGTCGTACACTACGCTGGTGGGAAGATAACATGTCTTATTTTGACGATGTTGTGTTAAGTACACATAACGAATTTGTAGATATAGATCACCAATGCGCTGTAGGTGACCTTCTATATAGTGCAGGCATTAAAGTAACTGGTCTTATGCTTATGGATGCAACTGCATGGGATAAATGTGTTGCTATGGTCGATCGAATGAAACAAAGCAACCAACCATGGTTTATCGAAACTAAGGCAATAGTAGATGCCCCGGGCCAAGGAATGGATGTTTATACTGATGAACAATTAGAATATCTAAGTGCCGGTATAAAAAGATTGCCAAGCAGTGATTGGTTATTAAAGAGGCTAGGAGATATTAGAATGCATGAAAGCGTAGTACTGTTCGACGACGGTACTGCCTCAGTAGCACGACCACACGACATTATTGTTAATAAATGGAATTATTTTCAAGGGTGGAGTTGTAATGTTGCATTAGAAACATTATTGATAAAGTACGACGGATCAGTTACTGGTAGTTGCCAAGCACCTATATTTGCCAACGATACCATGAATTTATTTTCAGAAACATTTGAACAAGATTTTAAAGCTAATATGGATTTTAAACCTATAGTATGTCCCTTGTCACATTGTGGGTGCCAACCAGAAACACATGTTACAAAATGTATAATTTAAAAACATTTTTGCCTGCTACTTATAGAACAAATCTCAATTCAGTTGATTGGGAAGGATCAGTTGTAGTGTTTGGGTGTTCAATGGTGTACGGAGAGGGTTTAGAAGAAAAAGACTCAATACCTTTTCATTTAAGTAATATGCTCAATTGCCCTGTAATTAATATGGGAGTAACAGGATCATCTATAAACTTTTCCTTATATAATCAACTAACATTATACAACCAATGTTCTGCGCCCAAAGGTGTGATAAACATTTGGACTGAACACAACAGATCGTGTTACTATACTAAAAATTCTATTATTAACTACGGTCCTTGGAATACGACAATGCACAGCTATGGAGATTTATGGACTGCTGATTCTGTACATGGCGAAACACAGGCTATTATGGCACAGGTTATTCTTAAAAATCTTTGGAAGGATGTGCCTTACTACGAAGCAACTTTTTTTAAAAAAACACAACAATTATTAGGTTGCGATCAATTGGTAGGACATATAAATGATACAGACTATGCAAGCGATAGAGAACATCCAGGACCGCTTGCTACTTATAAGTGTGCTGAATACATTACAGAGCGTTCAGGATTTAATTTTAGTTAAAGGAATGTCTGCCGCACAGGTGCAGAAGTTACGGTCACATGTTACGGGTTCCGTAGGTGCAACAAAACTATTCTCGTATATATTGCCTAGACTACCACCGACTCTACAAGTCGCTCTGTGTACCTCTCCGTCCCAATTTATCATTAGGCTTTCTATACCTGCGTTGCAAGTCCAACCATTATATTTGTTGAGATGTAATTTAATAACGTCATTGGCGTGATACAACTGTTCTGTGTTATCCTTGAATATAATTGTATTAGGAGTGACTGTGGCATTGTTGGATAATATCCATTCTAAATCGTTACCGTCGTATCGCATATCATCAAAAACATTGTGATCCCCCTCAGTCCAGCGTATTCTTCTAACAGCATATTTGATTCCTATTTCTCTGAATTTTTTAACCACAGTTCTCACATGATCCATCTTATCATGATGTGCCATTACATTAACAAAAAACTCTCGTTCGGTGCTGTCGTAATATTTTAATATAGTATCAACTATGCGAGTCCATTCGTGTTCGAAGTGTAGACTAAACACTAAGTGATTAAAAAATATTTCGTTATTAAGATACCACTGATACCCTCTAGTGCCGTTTGTAGTTAAATTTACCCAGAATATATCTTTGCGTTTAAAGTATTCTAATAAATCTTCTATGTCGGGATGTACGCAAGGTTCGCCACCTGTTAAACTTATACGTAACGGTTTTCCTAGTTCGCATAGTTTGTCCACAGTTGCTTCTAAAATATTAATATCTGTGTGAGGACTGTGGTTGTCGTGAATTACCGTTGGACAATAACTACAATCGTAATTACATCGCTTGCCAAGATTCCATTCTATCTTGATGCTGTCTTGGTGCGGCCATCGACTAGTTACTTTAAACATAGTTTTTGAACTCCGGAGTCACATCTGTAAAACTTTGATTGCGAGTGTTATCTAACCTTCGATTAAATTCTACACAGTCTTCCCACTTGTCGCTTTGATCTGTTGCGTTTATGTAATTAATAATACCATCAATTTGTTTTAGTGTTAAATCTAATAGTATTGGGTTTTCTTTAACGTGTTTGAATCTTGGAACGTGATCTTTTACTGCGTTTAATCTTTGTACAGATAAGATTTTAAGATGCGGTGGAAGAACTTGAACTGACAGCACGTTAGGATATTTGACAATGTTCGTATAAAATACGATGCCTAGCTCGTCTAGGAAGTGTGCTATCATTTCATCAAGTGTTAGTACATTACTAACCTGTACAGCGACAGCCCCAACTATTCGACTTACGTTAGGAATTTTTTGTATTTCTTTTATGTTCTTTACAACTTGATTCCAATCACCGTTACCTCGAATGTAGTTATAAACATCATCGATGCCGTCAATAGAGATGTTAACGGCAACTGATTTAAAATGGGGCCAATAGTCATATATTGTTCTACCTTTACTAATTCCTAATGTAGTACCATTGGTGGCATATTTTATTTCTGTTTGATGCCCATACGGTTTAAGCATATCAAGTATGCGATAATGTTGTGGATCCATTAGTGGTTCACCACCCGCAAATTCTACACGTCTAAAATACGGTAGTAATTTTTCAAGACTTGTCCACCAGTTAGGATTATCATCAAACTTGTCTAAGTATGGTTTACGCATTAAGTTAAGATCTTTAATAGCCTTAACCATAAAGTTATTTTCTTTAATGTAAAATTCTTCTACTTCTTTCCAGTCATTCCAACTAGTACTATCCATAGGATGACACATACGACATTTAAGATTGCATAAGTTATTAAGTTTAATTTCCATAGTAGGAAATTCAAACGGCATCTTAAAATTACTGTCCATTCCGTTTAGTGCATTTGGATACAGGGTGATGCGACTTTCAGGGATTACTCCTGCAATATGTCTCTGACGTAAACTTTCTACACCCTGGTCTTCTAGAACAAAACACGGTTCACATTCTGCAGGGCGCTCTCCGTGCAACACCTGCTGTCGAATTCGACGCATGTTATCATTGTTCCAAATTTCTTCTAGAGTGCTATCCTGTATATTTCCAATAGGATGACTACGGCAACAAACTTGTATTGCACCGTCCTCTCTAGTAGCTAACCCGGTAAACGGGTGCATACAGAATGTTTTACTGTTGCAAATCATTTTTTCCAAATGCCCATATTCTTTCTTTGCACCAAAAACATTTATCACATACAGGTACCTGCTGACCAAGATTGTATGTTGTATAATCTAATCCTTCAAATTCGCCTTCACAACTGCGAGTAATTTTCAATAAATTTTCTAGCCCCAGGCGAATATATTGTTTAATAACCCAATCTTTTTCAACGAATCGGAAAGGATGAAGTGCCCATACATCCATATGTTGCATTATTTCTAAGTGTGTATTTTCGCTCGTGCGTTCGATATCACGTTCAGTCATACCTTGAAAGTCTACATCACGTGGATTACGTGTTACTGCATTGTAATATGCTTCTATGCCGTGCGACTTACAAGTATATTCTGCATAAGCACGTTGTTGAATGTTGTCCCCAGACACTCTTTTACCGTATTCATCTGTAAGGCCAGCACCCATATTTCCGTATTCTAATTCTGGTGCAATAAAGTTAGTGTGGCGGACAAACTTCATATGGTAGAATTGTTGAAACAACCAATTATAAACAGCGTTGGCATTATCTTGTTGCCACGGCTTAGTCTTCCAACACCTCACATGATTGATAACGTGTATAGTTGGGCTAGATTCTTTAGCAAGTTCACATATTAAAAAAGCCAATAATGCACTATCGGCGCCACCACTAAGGCCAATGCCAATGTGTTGCCATTCCTTGTTAAAAGGAATTTTAACCCCATCTATGTTATGCAGATGCATTTTCTAAATACCTTATTAAAGGGCTAACCCCAACTGGACTGCCATTGCGTAGTGCTAGATGTATACTCTTGGTTGGAGTCAGTCCAAAATCTGCACATACTTTCTGATATCGTTCCCCGTGTGTATTCCATAAATAGTCCGGAGAAAGATTACGTAAAAAATATAAACCAATCATTGCTGGTGCTTTTAGATTCATATTAAAATCATTCATTATAGTAATAGCATCGAAGTCTTTGCTCTTAGTCCAGCGTAGGCCAATTCTATTCCAACCAAGTCCTAGACCTTTACTTAGACTTATACCTACAGACTTGATTGCAGGATGAGATAAATCAAAGTCAATTTCACGACAGCAAGTAAACCAAGCGCCGTCCATATGCACACTAATTCCCTTGTCTTGCGCCTCATCTAATATCTCTTTCATGTTGGTATGTACATCTCCAATGCTAGGAAACGGCATTGCTATTATTAGCGGTGTCTCTGGTATTAAAAGGCCAACATCTTTAATAACACCAAGTTTCAGTCGTTGGTGATACCTATAATCATTGGTGACTGTCTGAACCGCCCCCTGCATGTATACATTGTCTATAAATTGTGTGCAACCATTTATAACAGCTACACGATTAAAATTATCTAGTCCTGTTATTTTATTGAGTTTAGATGTTAATAACCAAGCGGTCATTTCTTTTTTAAAATCTACATATATTTGATCTGTAGTATCTATAAACACTCCGCCATTAATAACCTGTGTGGTTAACTTTTCAATATAATTGTCTATGAGTGGCTGCGGCCTCTCGACTTCTAGCCATTCATTACTATAGGATTTTGCTATTTTAATTCTTTCCATGACTTCTAACAATTAGTTCTGAAAATTCTGTTTTCTTGTTCCCCACCACACAATGGGCTATCATGTGCATACGTGGTTGTGTGCTAGGATTAGATACAGAATGCGTGTCTGTTATATTAACAACAAACATTTTTCC